GAAGACACAAAGCTTTCTGGACGCATCCAGCTATTATTCTGTGCATATTCCCAGTATACTCTATTCAAGGATAAGTCTATCATTATGTTTGATTTACATTTTCAAACTCAAGCAGTACTTTATCAACATCTGATACTTTTATATGTGTTAAGTATGTTTTAAGCTCTTCATAAATAGTCATGCCTTTTAGATCTAAGGTAGAGTCTGAGGCAGGTTTTTCTACCATTTTTTTATCAAGTAAATCACTCTTCTCTACTCTACTAAGCTCATCTATAGAGCCTGTAACTTCATACATTACATGATGATAAGAGTCTGCACTCATAAGCTCGCCTACCTTAATTGTACGTCTAATAAGCTTAGGCAGTTTTAGGTTAATAAATTCTCTAGTATAGTTTCTAGAATCTACTAAGTTAAATATATCAATACCATAGTCACGGTTATCATCACGATCAAAAGTAGTATTTATTGGAGAGCCAGGATAGTAACAGTTAGTGTCAAGATAGCGATGATTAAAGTGTAAATCACCAAGTAAACATAAGCCCCAAGGAGCGAGATAGGCGAAGTCATATTCTGGCGTAATATGTGGCGGAACTTCTCCTCTAATGTGAGTAACCAGTATATCACCATCAACATATTGTGGTAAGTTGTCTGTCTGTACTTCTCCATATGGGAAGAAACAAAATCCTTGTGATCTAAAAACTTCTCTGGAATTCTTAGTGAATACTTTGACCATTGGATTATTAATTGTATTTTCAAGAGTAAAGTGTTCCCAAAATGTTTCGCCTTTTTTAGTAGCTTCATGGTTCCCCGGAATTATATATGTTGGAATGGTTACTGAGTTTAGATAAGATAGTACTAAACAAATTTCATCAGGTTCTGGTTTTTTATCAAATAAATCACCTGCGATAACATGTACATCGCAGTCTTTTTCTAATCTACTCATACGCTCAAACATTAGTTTAAAACGATTAGTTTGCCACTTATAAGGTACTTTCTTCTTATGTAGATTAACGTGCCAATCTGCACTACTCATAATCTTAATCATTGTTTATTTCCTTTAGTATTTTCTTTGCAACTTTAGTATTCCATTGAGGGCCATAATGATTTCTATCTCTAGCTAAATCATACTCTAAAGTTTCGTTAGTAGCTCCACCAAATTCCATTTCTAATTCTTCTATACTAAAATTAATAAACCTATCTCCATATAATTGTGTAAGAATTTCTATATAAGTTTTTTTAAGATATTTCCAATGCTCAGTAGGAGTTATTGTTTGTTCTAACCATTTATATAAAAGATTTTTCTTAGTATTATTCATTCCCATATTTTTTAGTATATGTTTATATCTGTATAAATAGTCTTCGTCATATAAGTTTTCTCTAGTAAGATAAGGCCATACTATAATTATCTTTTTAACCTTTGTATAGCTAAAAATCTTTAGAGCATTTAAAAAACAATGTTCACTAGCAGAGGCTGATACCCCTAAGTTTATGCACGTAGTGCCAGAAAACGATTCTAGTTTTTGTGGTATACAGTCTTCAAAAGCATTGCCTTCACCAAATATATGTGAACAACCTAATACTGAATAGCTATTTTCCCAATCTAACTTATCAAATTCTTTACATCTATATCCCTGTGAGTTAATAGTATATGTAACTGGTTTGTTAATATAATCCCAACTATTACCTATTATCTTTAAATTTTTAGTATAATCTAGTTCATTATCTCCACCCCACCACTGTACTGTAGTATCCCTGTCTGGATTATTTTTAGATGTAGGTAAAAGTCTTAACATTTTTAGTTGGCCTCTTTTAGATAAGTATGCTATATATTGTAAGCAGCAAGTGAACAGGAGTTACACCGTAGGTGAAAAGCTAATGAACAGCGCTCCCACAACTGTTCTCCTGTGTTTAGAACGTTAGTTCTGTAGACGGGCAACGTAGTTGCATAACTGTCCGGTCCCGTATTGCGCCTATACTTCTAGATACCCATAGTCATTAGTATACCATGCAGCTACAGTAAATCGTGTACCCTTAGATACCGTATTAACTCCGTGTATATACTTACTAGTAGAAGGAAACATTAGAAGAGTATCTGCTTTAGGTCTAAAATTCCAATTTAATTCTGGAAAGTATATTTCTCCACCCTCATAGTCATCATTGATATAGTATATGCCAGACCATGTTCTAAAACTAGTAGGGTGATCTAGTTGATTTCCATCAGGCCAAGAATTGTCTGAGTGAGGAGTCATAGATGATCCTACTTTCCATCTGGTTATCTCAGTATTGTCTGGTGCGTGAAGCTCATTAAAGGCTTGATGTATAACAGTTTGTCCTACAAATCTAACAAAATTCATATATCTTTTTAACTCAAACTTAACAACAGTGTCGGTGTTGCTTAGTAACTTAAAAGGTATAGTTTTGCCTCTAAACATCTTTATTTGTTGTGCTTTAACAAAAATCTCATCATCAAATAGTTCTTCATTACTAAGAATTTTATTGTAAAAATCTTTATTACCCCCTTCTGCGAATAAGTTTTCTTTGATTCTTATCTGTTGTAATAATATTTCTCTATCTACGTCACTCATATTACTTTTCTTTTCTCAATTCTAATATCAGGCCCGCAACCACAAAAGCTAAAAGGACATACTATTGGTTTATTAATAATCTTTAAATCTTGCTTGTATACATTACCTATTTTACTTTTTGCATACTTTAGTAAGCAAGCACTGGGGTAGCTGTCCCCATTAGGTTTTATATGTAATCTAGTACTTCCTACATAGCAGTTTAGCCCTTGAAAGTTGGTTATATTATTAGCAAATAGATCATCTATAGTTTTGTAGGTTTCTACTTTATCTTCATAAGTGACTTCTGTATACCTACCACTACTTACTATACTAGGAGTACTTAGTATGTCCTCCTGCTCATTAGTATAGTTAATAAAACCTGATGCTATACTATTTGAATTAGTATCTTCATTTTTAATCTTACTATAACCTACTTTATTAGTATATTTTAACTCATTATAGACATATATGCAAGTGTTCCAATGATTGGGGTGCATCAAAACCCCTCCAGTTTTTAGATATCCATTATTATATAAAAACTTAACTTTATCTATAAATGCTTGAGGATTAGAAAATTCAGGATGAAAGCTTACGTCAATACATTCGCCAAAGGTCTTATTATATACTCTATTTCTCAACGTATTAAGTGGTATAGCTAAGTTAGTTATTATTTTTGGTATGTGACCACAATCGTATATATACTGAAGTAACTCAGCCCATTCTTTAAATAACATAGGCTCACCGCCTAAAAGGTCAATTTTCATTATTTTTTTGGGGTAATAAGAAGATAAGTAGTTTACTACTTTCTTATACTCTTGTATATTTTTTAACAGTAAAGGTTGAGTGTTATCATAACTTTTGCAATAACTACATGAATAGTTACACCTAGTTGTTAGATCCCACTCAACTTCTACGTCATACTCATTGGTAAAAGTTTTAATACTTTTGTACAAAACTATTTAACCACTGTTAATAATTTTAGATACATCACCTTCAAAAGTATAACTTCCGACATGATTTAGTTTAGTATTAGGGTCTAGCCAGATTTCTCCGCCTAGCTTTTGCCATCTACGACAGAAAGTATAGTCTTCTGAAAGATATCTATTATCGTCTGGATCGTGAATAGTATCAAAGAAAGAGTAACAATATTTATTAAACTTAGGATCTATATTAGAATCATTTCTATAGTGCAGTTCTGGATATGCCTGCATCATCTTTTCTACTACTCTCTTTTTTATCATAAAGAATCCCGTAGAAGCATCTAACACCTCAATAGCTCCGTTTTCTACTCTAATTCTACGTTTATCGTCATCTAAAAACTTAAAATTAATTGCGTACTGCACGGGTAGAGCTTTTTTAGGGTAAGCTGCTGCTATAATATCTTTATCGTAAGCTAATGCTCGCAGTACATCTTCTGCTTGAAATTCTATGTCAGAATCCACAAAAAATAAATGAGTACACTCACTTTCCAAAAACATAGCTGTTATAATATTTCTGGCTCTAGTAATTAAACTTTCATTTCTAAGAGTAGTAATTCTAAAGTTTATACCGTGCTGCATTAATGTTTGTGAAAGCCTAAACATACTTAAAAAGTACTGATCAGTTAGCATACCTCCATAACACGGAGTTGCAATAAAAATATTATGTTTTCTAAGCTGTTCTAAATCGATAGTTGCTTGATCACCATTTATCTCTTTAAAAGCACCAAAAGTCTTTGTTTTTGTTTTTGGCGCTTCAGTTTCTGGTGTAGTATTACTATCAGCAGAGTGACTATTTTTAGCAAAATCTGCTAATGATTTTTTCATGCTAAGTCATCCACATCTTCCGAAGGTTTGAATTCATCAGAAACATCACCCGCAAATAGCGTGGTATTTTGCATTAACCATTCTTTCTGAGTATCATAATCAGGACGCTTATAAATCTTACTAAGATCAAATAACTCTAATGCTGCTTCTTCTGCTTTAAGCGGAGAATTACTACGTGCAGGAATTAGTGTATACTTTACATTTTGAGGTAACGGTCCTGTTTTTTCTTTTTTGATAGTAAGGTCATAACCACCTTCTAGATCTGCGGGGTTGCCGTAGTCTGGATTAGTAGCGTAATCTACAATCTGTGCATAAATAGTTTGACGAAGATCTAATAGTTTAATACTATTATCTGATCTATCAATTACATTACATACGTAAGAGAATTGTGGTTTCTCAGAATATACATCTGTATCAATCTCTTTAAAAGGGTTAGGATTTGTAGATACAAATGTTTCTTTTTCTCTATCAAACTCTAAGCACTCAACAGGCATTTTCTTGCCTTCTTTTGTGACTACCCAGTAACAATATCTAGGCATTACATCACCTACTAGTCTAATTTTAGTATCTCCAATAGCCATAGATAGACGTTGAATATCTCGACGTTCTGAATTTCCTGAAGTTGATTTGCCTTTGGCTTTATCCCATGCGACCATGTTTTTATTCCTTTATTTGTGAACTATAGTTCTTTTGTGTAGGATGTCCTCGGAACCGAGGACTCTTGTGGAAAATATATATAATCTTCTTTTATATCTAAAAAAGGATTATAAGCTACCTTATTAAAATAGTTTCTTGGTATGTGATCTACTTTCTCAGTAACTCTTCTCATTGAAAGTGCTCGCAGATATAACATCTTTTGTCTTGCACTTACGTTTGTAAATAAAAAACTTGGATTCTTAAAATAACTTTGAATCTCTTTAGTTCTATAATTACATACTAAATTACTTTTATATTGAGTAAATGTCTTAGCATAGAATAAAAACGGTGGTATGTGGTTAATATTCAATTTATTAAGAAGATTTTTAGCATATGACTCATTATATATTGTAGTTTGGGCATATGCCAAGATAATAATAGCAGCAGGATCTCTTCTTCCTACTGATACTAATTCTGCCCAATTAAAGTATGTCATATCCACGTTGCTTATACCATTCTAATCTTTTTTGCTGCTGTCTAGCTACAACTCCTCCAGTCAGCCAAAAATCTTCTACTAAAGGTATCTTAGCATCATTATGCTCTCGTATAATTCTACCTATTCTTTGTTCCATTTTTATAGGATTATTATTAGGACAAGTGATATAAAGAGTATCAAGCCTATGACAAGATATACCTTCATCAAAAAGTTTCGTAGATAGTACCGCTTTGTACTTACCGCCAACATTCGAAAGAACGTCTGTTCTAGTTGATTCATCTGTTTCTCCTATTAAGCATACGCTATCTGGTATAAGCAATTGTAGATCTTTGAGCATTTGTACACGCTCTCCTAATATTAAGGGGCATCTACCTGCTTTTATATGTTCTTTAGCTACTTTAGCTATCAGTTTTATATAATTTTTATTTGAGCACAACTTATTTAGTTGTCTAGACCAATCTCTTTGAGGATCTATAACATTAAATCTAACATCTGTTCTTCTAATATGGACACTTGGATTATCGTGTTGTCTAGGGTCTTTAGCATGTACCATAAAAGTAGAAAAGTAATCAGATAAAAATACATGTTTACCGTCTTTTCTTCTTGGAGTGGCGCTAATACCTATTTTTATTTTTGCATTAATACCATTTAATGCAGTAGAGAACATTTCTGCAGGACATAGGTGTGCTTCGTCTACTAGTACCATAGAAAAGTTATTTTTTAAACTATCTATATTATTGTAAACACTTTTATATATGCCAACAGTAACGTCTTGTATATCAAGTATACCATCTCCTACTTTACCTATCTTAGCTGTAGGTATTTGCTTTTCTAATTCTTCTATCCACTGTCTAAATAGTAACTTAGTATGCACCATTATTAATGTCTTAGTTTTATTTCTAGATATAATGTCACAACCAGTAAAAGTTTTACCCCACCCACAAGGTGCTTGTAATATACCACTTCGCGCTCTTCCTCTAGAAAAAAACTGATCTACTACATCATTTTGTTCTGGACGTAGAGTTCCTGAGAAAGATAAATCTGTATCTGTAATTTCAAAGGTTCTATTATCAACTACGCTCTCCCACTCTAGTTTATAATATCCATTAGCAGGTACTATATAATGAGTTTCTGACTCTGATATAGTTGATAAAAATTCTTCTCCGTTATCATAAGTAAATAAAGCAATAAGCTCGTCATGATCTTCTACGTCTTGTTTTTTTATATATAATCTATCAGATATTTCTATCTCTTTTACTTTTGCTTTTTTCATACTACTGCTACAGCTTTCTTTATATCCTTATCATATGTAAATTCTTTTATATACCATTCATTATGTATATGTACTATGCTAGCAAATAGTTGATCATTAACTACTATAGTTTCTTTTGTATTTACTACGAAAGGGTATGATATATTATGTAACCATACAAGATTACCCTTAATTCTAATTATTTTTCTTTTATCCATACTTACATACTCTTTCACAGATAAATCATGAGGTATACCTTTACAGTCTATCCCCCACTTAATATTGCTTATTAATACATCTTGTAAGTTTCTACAAGTATAGTTAAATTTTAACCTGTTGTCTATATTAACCAGTCTTGAAAAATAATCTCCTGATAAGGTTTTATCATCTACAGTCTCATTATGGCTGTTTTCATGTTTCTTTATCAATATCTTATCTAAGGTATAAATTACCTTATAAGGTTTCTTTATTAAACCAAAAAAAGGATAATTTATACCTAAGAATTTACTCATTACTAGTAATCTTCTAACTCACCCCAGCTAGGTCCTATTTCAAAGTCTACTTTAATAGGACAGTTTGGTATAGATAACCCTCTATCTCGCTGAATACATTCTTTAGCATTTTTTACGTATTCATCTACTAAATCTTCACGTACTTCTGATACTATAGAGTCATGAACTACTGTGAATGGCAAGATAACATCTTGGTAGTTATTATCCTCAATCCAAGTAATTAAGTCAATAACTCCTAGAATATTAATATCAGAGGCTACAGACTGTACTAAAAAGTTAACTCCTGAGCGCACTGCGTGCTTAGATACGCCTTTATTAGCTGACTTAGCTTCTGGTAGCCTACGTTTACGACCAAAGAATGCGTAGATAAAAGCATGGTTTTCGATTTGGTCATTAGAGCCATCAATAAATCTTTTAAGATTCTTAGCTTCTCCAAAGTACTTTGTAATAAACTGTTTAGCTTGTCCTACGGTAATCTCTTCTCCTAGCTTAGCATCTTTGTTAACTGTCTCAGCAATCTTAGCTGGACCAGCTTGATACATAATACCAAAGGTAATAGCTTTAGCATACTGACGTTGTGCAGGATGCTTATCCTTTACTTCACTAACTTCACAATCAAGATTAAACATTTGTTTTGCTACATATGAGTGAAAGTCTAGCTTATCAATAAAAGCTTGCATTAGAAACTTATCATTAGCTAACACAGCAGCATAATATACTTCTGCAGTACCTAAGTCACACTGTATTATTTTATATCCTGGTCGTGCTTTGAACAGTTTTTTGATGTCTTTGTTATCTCTTGGAATATTCTGGTAGTTAAGGTTGCCACTACTAGATAGACGCCCGCTAGTAGTACCATGAATATTAAAACCACTGCGAAGCCTGCCATCAAAATTTACACCTTTCTTAATATTATTAATATATGTACCAGCCATTTTAGACTTTTCTCTAAGCTCTAGTACAGCTTCTGAGAGAGGATGTCCCATCTCTTTAAGTACTTCTTTATCTACAGATGCTGCCCCTGTGTCAGTTTTCTTAGTAGACTTAATATTTAAGATATTAAAGAATAGTTCACGTAGTTGCATAGTAGAATTAGGATTAAAGCTTTTTTGATGTATACGCTCAAAACGCTTTACAGCTTCGTGACGACTAATTTCTTCTATAGCTTCTTCTACATCAATTTGGTATTGTGTAGCTAACCATTCTACAAACGTAACATCTACAGGACCGCCATTAAGCTCTAGAGTTTTAAGAGCATAAGTGCCGGGTAGTAGAATGGTTTTATATAGCCTAGAAAACTCTGGGCTTTTGTCTACTAAGGGTTTAAACTTATTATATAATTGAAAAGTTGCATCTCCGTCTTTACAAGCGTATGGCCCTAAAATATCACTAGGTAGCATACCGTAGTTAAAGTCTGCTAGTTTTACTTTATTTTGTCTAGCCCATGACTTTTTATACTCGTCTAGCTCTTTATCATAGTCGCCTAGATCAGTAAAGCGCATAGCTAAAGGCTTGAGTCCATGAGTACCTACAGCTTCTTCTAAGCAATAGTGCAACAACATTGTATCTTCATAGTCAGGAAATTCAAAACCATACTCATATTCCATATAACCCATATCGAACTTAGCGTTATGAAAGATACATTTTTTAGATTTAAATATATCATGAAACCACTGTTTATGTTTTTGTACTAAGTCAGCAGATACATACAGACCTTGATGTTCTTTAGTGGATATAGCAATACCTAATATAACTCCTGTAAAAGGAGATACGCTAGTAGTTTCAATATCTGCAACAATAGGATTAGCTTCTTCGATTTGCGCTTTATACTTAATGAATTGTTCTTCGGTCTCAATAAAGCAATAGTCTTTTTCAGCGGTCTTACCAAAGTCTGGGTCTGATAGAATTTTAGGAATCTGCGAAAAAGCGCGTTTAATATCGTCTTCTAGTTGAGGCTTAATAATACAGATATTAGGGTGCATTATAGGAAGATACTTTTTCTCTACATACATACCATTATACTTTTGAATACCTGTCATACCTGCAGCATACTTTAAACTATCTGCACCAATAGGGCAGATAATTCTATAATCTTCTAACTCTTTTAAGTCAAGATCTACGTCTTTCTTAAGGATTTTATCCTTATCACTAGAACTTAGAAATTTTATATCGTAGTCTACGCCCTTAAGGTATTTATTAACAACACCTTTAGCATTTTTCTCTGCTGTACTTGGAAATACAAAACATACGTCTGTCATTTTAAGCAATTCTCCGCTTGTCTTTGGGTTAATTCTCCAGGGTCAACTCCGTTTGGTAGTTTGATTATTCTAGAAAATATATTTTTAGTGTCTAAGGAATTAGCTATCTTAGTAGCTGCCATTTGCCCAGCGGCATCTGGGTCCATCATAATATCTACTCTAGTTACTCCAAGCCTATCTATCATAGTTAGTTTTTTCTTACTAAAGTTACTAGCCCCAAATATACATAAAGTATTCTTATAGCCTAGCTGCCACATATTTAACATGTCAAATATGCCTTCTACAAGAATTATGTAGTTGGTATTCTTGATCTTATCTATAGGAAATAAACAATCAGATACTACAGCATTCATAGGCTGTCTATTATATTTTGATTGATTAGCTAGATTCTTAATAGATCTACCTTCTATAAACTTTATCTTACCAAATTGATATACAGGTATGCAAAGGTAATCTTGCAAACCCATCTTACCTGTGGTAAAACTATTAAACTCTTTTAGTACTCTTGCGTCAATACCTTTAAACTCCTGATTAAAAGCCTGTCTATCATCAGGTATTTCTACACTATTTAACTCCATCTTAGCCTCTAGTTTCTGTTTTAGTTTTCTAAGCATGTAAGGATGTTTGCTATCAAAATCAAGAATTACAGTTTCGCCAATAGAAGCTAGGAACTTAGTAGTACCTCCACCGAATCCACAACTCCAACAATGAAACATTTCTTTTTCTAAATTAAAAGAAAGGCTAGGACTTTTATCTACATGTATACCACTAGTGCATGATATTAAAATTTCACTAGGATTGTTAGTTTTACGATACTCTATGCCTCTTTTCTCTAAAAGATCAGTTAAGTTCATATGTCTCTAGGCCCTTGCTTTTCATTATCTGAGCCAAATTTAGCTCCTGCATGAGGTTTCTCATTAATTAACGCTGAAGAGTTAGGGTTAATCTTAACACAAGTCCAATCCATAGCTACATCAAAACTCATAGCTTTACCGTTACGAATCTTAGTAGTATGAATAGTAATCTTACTATCAAGACCTCTATCTTCTCCTTCTGCGGGAGGAAAGAAATTAAAGCTTCTATCAGCAGAGTCTAAAATACCTTTTGCAAACCTAGCTTCTCCAGAAGCATCGATTTGGTATGGAGAGATCATAGTTACATCATACTTACGAGCTAGTGATTTAAGATTATCCGCAATAGTAATCTGTGTTTTCCAGTCTTTTTGATCATCATGTTTAATAATATTAATGTAGTCAACTACAGTCATGTTAAAATTAGGATACTTAGAGGAAAACATATTACAGTAGTGGTCAATACGGTTAAGTGTAAGAGACTCATCATCGATCATAAATAATCTATGGTCAGTTAGTTCAGGCTTAACAATTTTAATACGTTTATCAAATGTTTTAAAGTCTTTACTAGTTTCTAACTCAGTCAGTAGCATATCTACCTCTGCAGATGATTTATACATCTGCGCAAATTTAGCTTTAGCTATCTGTACTCGTTGATTAGCAGTAAGTTGATTTCTAAAAATATCAAGAAAAGGAACTCCTGACATTATAGACAGTACTCTATCATAAACTTCTTTGTAGCGCATCTCTATAGTAAAGAAAGCTACGGTGTTACCCTCTAAGAATCTATTTATAGCTAGATTTAAGGATATGATAGACTTACCAGAGCCCCTACGACCTCCTAGTAATATTAGCTCTTGAGTAGCAAAACCACCATTAATAGCGTCAAACTCAGCGGATAGTCCAGAAGGGTATATCTTAAAGTCATCTTCATCTGGAAAAAAGTCAAGGGTAGCTACATCGTATAACTCATCATCATGAGGTATAGCCTGATTCATATGTAATAAGTGATTTTGGAATTTATCTACAATCTCGACTTTTTCTAAATCCTCAAGATCATCTATCAACTTATCAATAAAAGTAATAGACTCATCTCGAATATAATAATCTTGCAATTGTGCTAGCAAAAACTCATCTTGTATTTGTTTATTTACATTTTCTTTAGCACATATTTGATTTTCTATAAATTCTTGTAGCCCTTGGTCTTTACGAGTAGTGAGCAATTCTTCTGCAGAGGGTAGTCGAGTGTTAGCTTTATAAAAAGATTTTATCTTATCAAATACCATACTGTTAGTACCAGTAAAATACTGATTTAGTAACTTAGAATATAGTGCATTACTCTGAGTATCTAAAAGACGACGCAGAGTCAGTTTTTGTAAATCAATTGCCATTAGGCCGCCTTAACTGGGTATAATTGGTCACGAGTAAAAGTATAAAAAGCACCCATATCATCTGCACGCCAAACGCGATAATACTCTCTTCCAGTTTCTTCAATAGTTTTATTAATTTTATTTATAATATCTTTAACAGCATTAAGTTTCATTTCTGTACCATCTTCAAATTGCCAGTAGATTTCATAATGAATACCTTCTTGAGGCTCTTGCCACTTATTTTTAGGGCCAGGTTTAAATGTGTAAGTCTCTACATACCTTTGTCTACCTTCACCAAGGTTTTCAATCTTGTCTTCATCATACACATCATCTACTATACCAAAGCAGTTAAGTTTAGCTAGAAATACTTTATCACCTTTTGCAAATTTTACTTCTAGATCTTGTATAATATGGTCAACCTTGGCTTCTGAATTCTTGCCACGGCCTCTAATCGGAACATTTAGCTCCATTAGTATAGCTTTAACTTTTTGTGGGGATATATAAAACTGCTTAGATATAGCAGATTGTGCCATACCGTTTAGGTATGAATCAGCAATAGACTGTTTTTCTTTAACAGTAAAAATCTTTTTACGCGCAGCTTTTTTAAGTTCTGCTTCGCGTTCAAGACCTCTATGAAAGTCTTCTATAATTGTATCTAGTTTTTTAGTATTATATGCGATACCTAAATGTTCGCAACAAGCTTTTTTAGTCTTCTTTGTCTTAATCATCCAAAGTACTTGACGAATCTTAGCTTCTGATATTTCTTGGGCTTTAGCCATATTCTGCTCCTATTTGTTATAACTATAATAACACTAGTTGAGCAGGATTGCAATATGAATATTAATGAACAATGAGGGTGTCGTCTATAAAGAACAAATCTGATACTACTTCCCTGATTAACCCAGTATCTGTGTATATAGGTATAAACTTTTCATTAAAAAATCTATTACTTCTATATAGTTTTTCTAAGTAAAAACTACTAATATAAGATTCAACTAGATCTGTAAAATCATTTGAATCTTCAGGTACTTTTTCATAGTAACTTTTTACCATAGCCTCAAAGTACATAGTTTTACCTTCTAAGCTTAGTGCAAGGACTGAGTTTAGTGCTCCGTCTGATAGTTCTTCTAACCTAAATTCTTTTTTCACTAGCTGTAACTATTCTTTCATTTTAATAAAAAAGGACAGTGTTTCCACCGTCCTTTAGTTTAGCTAAAATAGTATTTTTAGTCAATGGTAATTATGCATCAGCTGCTTTTGGAGTATAATCTGCACAGCTAAGACCGCGACGAGTAAGTACTGTTTTTACGCCTCGAACTGTTTTGTCAAAAGATGTTGCAATTTCTTCAACAGTTGAATCAAGCATATCTTCAATACCTGCATATGGGTCAGCTTTTACATCTTTTTTGTCACGCTGTGGAGCTTTCATACCCATGGACAATAGCTTGCCACGGATAGAGTTTACAGAGCGGCCTACTGCGTCAGCAATATCCTCTAGATACGCACCATCGGATACCATAGTACTGATTTGTGCTTCTTCAGCCTCAGAGTAAGTACGTGGAGTTACTTTTTTCTCTGCTGGTTTAATGTGTGAAGTCATTTCAAGTGAAAGAGCTTTACCATTAATCTGACGAGCAGTAAATTTGGCGTCTGCAAATGCTTCTGCAATATCTTCAGCAGTCATATTACCTGAGTTTGCACTCAAGAATGAGGATAGCGCTGTTGTTTCATCAGCAGAAAATACAGGAGCTGCACCTGGCTTCTTAGGTACGTCATAGCCAAGTTTACGCAATTTTGCGGTTACTGAGCGGCGAGGAAAATCAAGTTCTCCCATTAGTCCTTCAATGGACTCTTCGGTAAGGCCAGCAGCTGCAACTTCTTGTAGGCGAGTTACCATTTCATCGGAATATTCAAATTTAGGCATGTATGATCCTTTCATAGATCGTTAGGTTGGTTTTTGTTAAATTAAACAAAAGAGTTATATTTCTCTCTCTTGGCTTATTTTTATATATTACATTCAATCTTTACAAGAAGCAAGTATAAATTGAAGGTTTTACTGCTAGTTGGTGGTTTTATAACTATTAAAAATTACCAACTAGTACTTCTTTTTTACTTGACCAATAGTCAACTATCTTTACTCCAAGCGTATTAGCTTTTTTAAACTTAGAAGAGGAGTTATCTCCTGCTGTAATTAATGCGTAGCAGTCTTTAGTAACTGTGGAAGTAACTTTAAAACCTTTAGTTTCTAGTATAGAACCTAATTCAGTTCTAGCCATGTCTAGTTTTCCTGTAATACATATCTTACGAGACTCTGTACCTATTATATCCTCTACTGTTACATTCTGTTCTAGTTTTAAAGGAAGTGTGTGTACCCAGTCTTCGTTTTCGTCAAGCCAAGATAAGATAGAGTCTATTGTAGAAGGTCCTACCCCTTTAATATCAATAGTAGCAATATCTCTCAATCTTTTAAATGTAGGTATTTTACTTACTATGAGTTTCGATGCTCGCTTACCTACCCCATTAATACCAAGAGATGCTAATACTAACTCATATGGTTTAGTTTTAGCCCTATCTATCTCAGCTTCTATATTAGGCCCTATAGCGCCTAATTTATCCCAATTGTTGTCATTAAACAAATCAACGGGATGTGTTAAGCCCATTTTCTTAACGTTAGCTGGGCCTAATCCTTTAATATCAATAGTTTTAATAAAATGTTCTAAAACTTTTGCTGTATTAATATTACTCTTATCTTTAACCAGTAACCTAGGACCATCTTTACGTGTGTCGGTTCCTACAGCCTTTTCAGCATGATTTTGATTAATCTTTAATCCGTGCTTAGAATGTTCTATAACTCTAAGAAACTTTGGTATAACGCCTCCAGCTCTTTCAATCTCAATAGTATCGCCTAGACCTAAGCTGTGCTGTTCTATAATACCTAGATTATGTAATGTAACTCTTGAAATAGTAGCATCATCTAGAGTAACAGGGTCAATAATACCTGTAGGATTTACAGTACCAGTTCTGCCTATTACCCATACTACGTCTTGCAGAGTAGTAATAGCTGTTTCTGCTTCTCTTTCTTTTAAGGCTATAGCAAATCTAGGATACTTAGATGTATAGCCTAGTTTAATACATTTTTTAAAGTCATTAATTCTATAAACTATTCCATCTTGAGGATAATCTTTAGCTTTTTCATCTAATACAGTAAAGAATCCCATATTACTAAGTACTGCCATACGATTAGTATAGTTAATCTCAAAACCTAGTGAGTCATGAGCTACGAATATAATTTCTCGTTCTTTAAACTCTTTAGCAGATTTTAAGCCAAGAGCCCCACTTACATAGTTTCTATAATTTTCTACCGGCTTGTCTGTAAGACACTCGCCATTAACTACTAATAATTCTATTTCCGTATCAATTTTAATAGGTATATTACTAATTTCCGTAGCTAGATGTGTGACATTTTCACCCATCTCACCATCGCCTCTAGTAAGTGCTAGCTTTAGCTTTCCTCTTTTATAGATAAGGGATAAGTTAGCGCCATCAATTTTTGGGGTTATGATATCAAAATCTTCATCAATAGCTTCTAAATCATACTCTTTTCTTAAGGAGTATAGTTTAAATGGGTGTTTTACTTTACCTGCTTTACCACCTACTTTTAAAGTAGGAGAGTCAGAATCACGCCAGCCTTGAGCTTGTTCTACTGCTTCAAGTTTTTCATATAATTTATCCCATTCCGCATCAGAGATAACTGATACAGATGAGTCATAATAGGAATGACTGTGTTTTAGTACTGTGTTTTTTAATTGTTCATAATTCATATTATTAATATATGTTAAGTTTTAGCATTATGGAAGATCATTGTTAAATCTATTAAGTCTTTCTAACCATAATAATACATAAGCTCTTACGTTACTTATGTTAGGCATAGCCTTAAGTCTAGCACATAAAGCTAAGTACTCTTTTTCAAAAGAACTATAATCATAGCTTAAAAAATTATAATTATCCATATTATGTATATTATCAGCTATAATAGGCTTAATAATCTTGTCACTTTTCATAGTATATTTTATTTTTGCTTTTGTAATATGCCCTACACTTCCGCATATTCTTATTATAAGAACTTTACTTATTATTTTATGTATATCTGGATCGTGAGTTCTTATAAGAAGTTTTTTATTATTTTGTATACACAGATCTACGTGAAGCTTAAAAGTACTGATGTCCATAATTTCTAGGGTAAATACCGAAGTATGCGCTGTAGTAGCATGATTTTCTCTAATGCTAGTATTATCTCCAATATTATACATATCATAGCCCTCAGTTTTTCTAGGCCAATCTAAAGGTTTTTTATTATTATCATCTTCCCAGTCTGCGCTAGCAAAGTGTTTTAGCCATAAAAATTTACTATCTGTACTACATATAGATCTATATAGTACATTACCTCCATGCCCTCCTCTGTAGTATAATATAGTAAATAATTCAGGATACTTGTTAATGAATTGTATTATAAGTTTGTGCTCATTTTTATTTTTAATATCTATCTGAGGTACATACGTCATTGCTTACTTAACCATATTTGTATAAAGATTTTGACATGGTTATTAGGTGTTAGTTTTAAATAACTACATAATTTTTCATATTCGTTATCAAAATCTGTAAATAATAACTTATTAATGTCTATATTTAATGTATTAACTTCTAGTACCTTTTCTAAAGGTTTCGTAGCTTTTATTTTTCTTTTGGGACTTCCTATAATTCTTACTATGGGTACAGACTTATTAAAAGATCGTATATCAAAGTCAGTTTTAACTATAAGTTTTTGTTTATTTTTCATAGCTTTTTTAACTAATTGTACATTTTTAATAAGTTCTGTAGTATCACCATCATTAAAAATATTACAGTACCCTGTGTGGCATGCGCTTAGTTGCTCTTCTGTGTTTAATTTAGAATTCTGTAATCTAAAACCTTTGTCCGGCCAAATTAAAGAATCTTTTATGTTTTCTTCGTTATTATTAATATCGTTATCCCAATAATACTGACTATCTGCTCCTATTATTCTTTGAACAAGATTACCTGCACTACCTCTAGCATACTGTATTACAAGTAAGTGTTTCTCCAAAGAGTTTACAAATCTTACATCATCCATCTAATCGCCAACTAACTACGCTATCTATGTTTTCTTTGCTCCAAGAATCATAATAACCTTGTTTTCTTAATTTGTTACTAGCATTATTTAGTTTATCTAAAGATTGTACTAGTAATAGTGCCCACGAGCCTTGATTCATTACTACATTACTTATAATTTCTTCATCATTAGGATGATCTTCTAGTACTACGTACCCTCTTTTACGTAAGAATTTATTATTTGCTATATCAGCCGCTGAACTAAGTTCTTTTACTGATACTAACATAGGGTCACAGCCTATAATTGCAATTTCTTTATTTTTCGGCCAATGATAAGTAATATTTTCGCATATTGCTATAAGATAGTCGTGATTACTTATATGCTCATATGCATTACTAAACTCTATATATTCTATCTTATTAGATATCATAGCTTCTTTTGCAAAAGGGCAGGGTATAGCTCCTAAAGTACTATTATGTACACTAACAAACTGTAATACCCACTCTTCTATATCTTGTTTTAGTCTATCCACGACTTTCCTAACAACTCAAATCCTTCTAGCTTGTACTTATATTCGTCATCTGAGCCAAGGTATAGATAATTATAACCTAAACTTTTATAGTATGCACACTCATTTTGTAAACTGTTGATACCTAGTCTTAGTTTTGGATTTGCATAGTCCCAGGCATGTTGATCTGCCCACACACTTTTTTGGCTATCATATTTAACTATAATACTAAAAGCGCTAAGTTTGTTTTCGTAGTAGTAACCTAGTACTTCATTTTTACTAATTTCTTCTTCAAACAAAGGACATACGCTTTTAAAATTTTTATAAGCACAATATTTATTATAAATAAGCAATAACTCTTCATAGCTTGGGTTAACAAGTACCTCCCAATCATCTAATTGTGAGTATGAAGTTTTTTTTAAGTCTACTCTACATTCTAGCATAGTTATATAAATCCTATATCTGTAACTGGTTTTTTTCTATCAGGAAAGTAATCCTGTTGATTTCCTTCTCTTAGAAGATCCAAGGTAATGCAATGTAGTCCACCATCCCAAAAGTACCTATGTCTCCATGGTACATATACTGGCTCCATCTTATGCTTCTTTAGGAATGTATTTACTTTTTCGTTATTCTTATTGCTTACGCACACGTGGTGCTCATCTAAGACTAATACATTTACATCAAATACTGTTTCTTCTACGTAACCTACCCAGTCAGTAAGCCATGTTTCTACAAATTCTGTAAACTCATCATTATCTTCTTCCCCTGCTAGCCACCACTTGCCTTTATTTTTTCGTTTTAGCTCTGCAAAGGGTTGCAATACACTCCAACTTTGATCTGGTAGGTAGCAAACATCCCAGCCAGGAAAGGTATTTTCATACATTTGTATATCACTCAGGCTTAATATTGCTCCTGGCTTAATAGGATGAAAACATCCATCAGTATGGGTATCCCCTACATTAATAGTATTCTTACGCCAGCCTTTAAATATATAATTATACATTTCTTTGTATTTAGTATATTCATTGTCTAAATAAACATCTTTACCTATCATAAATACTTTTGCTCCGCCATAAACAGAGCCTTTAAAATCTTTACGTATATGTCTAGGTACGAGAATAGTATCTGTACCTCCATAATCTTTTAAACATTTTGCTATTGAGGGATGATCAACTTGCCAAGAGTAAGCTTTATTACCTAATATTAGTTGATAATCTCTAGGCTGTAAAGGGCCTCTAGGATAGTGAGGTAAGTCATCCATGCCAAACTTAGGTTTATCTATAAATCTCTCACTACGATCCATTTCTGGTTGTATTACTTTTACTCCGAATTGTTGTAGGACTTCTTTATAGTTTTCTAAATCTTCAAGAGTTTCTTCGCATATTCTTTTTAATGGTGTTTCTACATTAGGATTTACCCCGTTAAAGAATTCTGGCGTATAATTATTACCTAACATACATACTTTAAGAGTATCCCATTTATTCCATATATTAAACTTCATGAATACACATATACTTGTATATCTTTGGTATAATACTCATGTAAACTTGCTATACCATGTTTTGATATTTGAAGTAGTTCTGCTAAATGGTAGTTATCTGTTACTTTTACTATACTAGTACTATTATCTTTGATAAATTTAATAATGTCTCTATTTTGATTTTGTATTTTAATCCACATAATATTTAAGTCTTTATAATACTCATTGTATAACGGATAAGTAATATTAAATTCTCCACATTTTTGCCACCACTTATAGCATTCATAATCATTTCTATATACCATTACTATACGACCTTTATCTTGTTCTTTTAACCTGTCTAACTGATGAGCAAAGGTGTGAGATTTAATTATCCTAATACCTTGTCCACTAAAAGGGGCATCCCACTCATGTATATCAAATTCCATTCCAGGGTCCCAGTATGCTCCTATGTGCATTAGCTGGGGGGTACCTGGAGTGTCTGCTTCATGCCAGTAGGTTCTTTCTTCAGAGTAATCTGAATTATCAATATCTATACTTTGATATATATTTTTTACAACACTGCTCCACTTACTGCCGGGAGCCCCAGTAACTAGTATATAATTATTCATATCATCCTCATTATATATAATTTTATTATTATACTACTACTAAGCGCTTTTGTCAAGGCTATAGCTGTAGCACGTTATTAAAAGTGCTAAATAGAGCTCTAGTTTTTTCTGTAGCTATTCCAGTTACTAGAAGAGTACATCTAGGATTTAATCCTGCATTAGCGGTACAGTGTGGTACATTATACCAGTCAAAACTGTATATTTCTCCTGCCCTGTATCCTGTATGTACAAAATTACCATACTGAATAAAGTGCCCCGGCTCCCAATCATTTAACATAACCATAAACCTAAACACATTATGAGGGTTATCTGTATCCCACTTTTCAAGCTTGTCTATATGTACATTCCATACTTGTCCGGGGTGTTGTACATGTACTCTTTTTTGTATTTCTTTTTTGCCGCCCGCTTCTAAACCTAGGGCATCTACCATAGATTCAAATATAGGTTTTAAGTTATACTCTAAATTAGTTAATATTAAGTCTGCCGGAGCTCCGCTCCTAGTCAGATCATACTCTTCAGATTTAATATCTTTACTGGTGCCGTCAGAAGGATTCCTAGTACGCCAAGTTGTTTCAGTGCTACTATTAATAGTAGCACTTAACTCTTTACTCCAATCACCTTTAAAACACCCTGCATAGCGCATAGCGTCAAATGCAGGGTCCATCTTAAAAGCATCAAAATGATAGTCTGTTCTAGGTTTTAATGTGTCCCAACTACTATCAGGCTCATCAGTATTAAAAGCATCTATATCATCCTGAGTTATATTCATTTAATAAGTTCTTCTTTATATATGCTAGCTAGGCCTAGTGCTTCTTTATTAAATTTAACTAGATTCTTAAGTGCATCCTCAGTAATAAAACTCATAAGCGTATCCCGTATTTTATCACCGTCTTCTCCTATAAACCATTCATACTTACCGTTTTTAGCTTCAATTGCTGTCATAGACTCTGTATTATTATTCATAGCAGTCATAGCCGCACGTAAGGTATCGCGTAGTTCTGGATTGCCTTTGTTAATCCAAATTGCCTTCTGTAAGCCGTCACGAAAACTTTTTACAAGTACATAGGCATCATAAAACTCACCACTTGGAGCTACTCCCCATTTTGCTTTAAATAGCTGTTCAACTTGGTAGCCTACAGGATAATTAGTATCATCAACATGCTTACCCGTTGTAGGATCTAATAGTCCATGATGAAACCAAAGTTCTGCGTTTTCATCAGGTTCTACATGTTTTTGGTATGTTGCTGGATTTTCCCGTGTACCGTTTAGATCACCGCGTTTAAATGCTAATCTACGCTCACTACCACTCATACCTTTTACCCATGTTACGTTTTCTTTAAAACATGTAATATATTCATCAACTGTTTTATTAGGCCCACATATCATAAGAGTCATTGCAAAAGCTTCTGGAACCATACCACTTCCTGCAGGGAATCGTGGGTGGCTCATATCATCACCAATACGTTTTCCTGCAATTATATTAAGATTCATAAGGCCTATTGACTCATACTCCGCATAGTCATAGTCTACTGCTTCTTGTAAAAATGACACACCATTACCTCCATGAGTTACTACTATAGTATTATCATCAAAACGTAAATCGTTGTGAAAGGCGTTAATACCTGGAATATCTCTTGCGCCAGGAATCAACCTTAGAGTGATTGAATCGCCTAAGTGCTTTTCTAGTTCTTTTTTTACAATCTCTGCCCATACAGTAGTTCCTTGTCCGGGCTTTTGTGGTACTACCATAGTAACCTCTGCTAGCGATACACTAGCTATTAGAGCTATAACGGCTCCTAAAATTATAGATTTCATATTTTTCTCCTTAAACAAAATCAATTCTGGCTTTGTTAAAAAACAAACCCCATATAGCAGCTAATACTGCTAATATTATAAACGCTGCAGGCATAGGTCTAAGCAGTAATTCTTCCCACCCATAACCGAACGTATTAAACTGTACCCAGCTAGATTCAAGTCTTGCACTAAGTATAAAACCTATTAAAAAACTAACTCTACTGAACTTTAAGTACTTCATAAACATACCTGCTACACAACAAATTGCTAACATAGCATAATCATCTACCATACCTGTATACTGCGTACTAGCCCATATTAAGCTGGCTAGTATAGGCCAGAAATAATACTTAAAAGGTATATTTGTTATATATACCGCATATTTAATAAATGCATAGCTAATAGGTAATATAATAATTAGACTCCAAAGATAGCTACTTAGTAATACATCAAAGAATCGTTGATCTTCTAAAACGCTGGGAGTACCTAACTCAAGTCCTACATACATAAGTAACCCCATAACTATAACTTCAAAAGGCGCTCCAGGTATTCCAAATAACACCGTAGGCACATAGCTAGTTGCTTTTTGCGCATTATTAGCGCCCTCACAGCCTATTACACCTCTTACGTGCCCTTTACCTACATTTTCTCCACTTTTTTTACCTAAAGCTACTGTCTGAGAGTAAGCAAACCAGTCAGCTATTGCGCCCCCAATTCCTGGCACTAACCCTACAAAGGCTCCTATTAACCCTCCACGTAAACCGTCCCATTTATATTTCCAAGTATCTTTGATTCCTTGAACTAACTGAGTTAGTATTACGCCTTTTGTTAGTTTTATTCTCTCTGCTTTCATCTTGTAAGCACTAAGTAGCTCAGGAAAAGCTAATACACCAGCCATTACTGGTACAATCTGTATACCTGCTTCTACATAATCCCATCCAAGCGACCAGCGTGGACTAGCAGTATTAGGGTCCATGCCTATCAAGCCTACTAGTACTCCGACTACTAAAGCTATTAATCCACGAAACCAGTACTTACTACTAACAAATACTACGCATACCATAGCGAATATTAAAAAACTAAACATCTCTGCTGTTCCAAAATACAATACAATTTTAGTATAGTAAGGTAAAAATAAAAATACAGCTAATCCCCATATAAGTCCATTGATCCAGCTAGTGCTAATAGCTGCGCTAAGTGCTCTAGCTGCCTCTCCTCGCTGGCTCATTGGAAAACCGTCTACCATAGTAGCTGCAGCCCCTCCTGCACCAGGTATATTCATAACTACTCCACAAAAAGTATCTCCTATACTACTAGTCACTACTATTGCCGTAGTAAATACTACTAACATATAAGGATCTTGAAAGTAACCTACAAAACTGTATACAGCTATAAGCCCTGTTGTAGCTCCCGCTACAGGTATAAGACCTATAAAGAATCCGTAGAATACTCCTAAAAATAATACAACTATATAATAGTCCAAATAACACCTAATCATAAAACACAAAAATCCACCCCAAAAAATGAGGTGGATTAAAACTTAACTAGTGAACTTCTTTATGCGAGCGTTACTAGTTTTATGTAGTGGGTTTTCCCCACACGAAATACATTCTGTTACTATTATCGTTCTTTATATCAAGAATGTCAACCCCAAGATAATTAGCAGCGTTCACAATAAAGTTAGTTGACCATGGGTAAAATGAAATCCATTTAGATTCTGGTTTATTATGTTGTACTCCGGGGTTTACTCTAAAAAATAACTTACCTCCATCGGCAGTTAAACTTACTACTTTTTCTAACTCAGAAAAAACTTTATCAGTACTACCAAAGTTTATACTACCAAGTGCTAATACTACATCATACTTTTCATCGGTAACATAGTCTAATGTTTTGGCGTTAATATCTGCATTCTTATTATAAGGGTCTAACCCTATTAAATTATTAATCTTACCTTTAAATTCGTTGTAACCACAGCCTATATCTATCACCTTTTTAGGGTTAAGGGCATTAACTTCATCTATTACTTTTAACCCACTATATTTAAACTTTTTAGTTTCAGGCTGCCACACCTCTCTAAAATATCGATCTAGAATAGCATCATCAATTCTGTCAACCAATTCACCTATATTATGAAAGCCAACTTCTTCTAGCAATACATCAAAGATGCCTACTATAGCCTGCCTTAACTGACTTTTATTTCTTAATAAAGAAGGAGAAGTATGAAACATAGCTTCTACTTGATTTAAAATTATTAAATTCATTACTTATCTCTTAGTTCAATATCTAACATAAACATAAGACTAGTAATTGCATGAGCTAAGTGGTGTATATCAGAATCTGGATCAATCTTTTCACCCTGCATGAATTTCGAAAAATGTCTCATAGTAGCTGCTTGGTATCGAATAGCCTCTACTTTTTCCCAATTAAATCTTCCATATTTATCAGCTCCGTGAGTTAATACTTTAACTACTTCATCTAATGCTGCAAAAGGTACTAAAGAATAGTCAGGCTTACCTTGATCAAACTTCATACCTTCATTAAAACCTCCGACAGGTTTTGATAAAAAATCAGGAAGAGGTTCTTTAAAATTACCCATAGTACTGTCACTATCTACGTCTATCTCGTAATTGGTAAACTCTTTATAAGCGTCTTTAACTAACGTAACTTCAAGGTCAGGATGCGAATCTAACACTGATATTTCTTTTATAGTTTTATCTATATATTCATCAGCAACTTCTTTAATACTTGATTGCTGCATACCATCAAGATCTTTATATTTTCTGGAAATATATTTATGGTAGCTTTCTTGTTTATTCATACCTATTTTACCTTGCGTTTAATTGCTTCTAGTAACTTTTGTAAGTTTTCTTTTTTATTAAGATTAGTCCCTTGTACATCTAGTCCTAAAATATCTTCTAACTCTCTAAGCATAACTTTTACAGTTAAAGACTTATCTTCTTCTTCTATTTCAGGCTTTTCATATATTTTAAGTTGAACTAACTTACTTATAACACTTCTATAACCTTTTGCAAAGTGCGAAGCTAACTTATGTACATCTCTAATATCTTGTTCATTGTAAAGATTTATTAGTTCCGCCTCTTGCTCATCATTCCATGCTTTAATACTCATCGCTCTCTCCTAAGTCAAATTCTAATTGTGTATCCCAGTTGTATCTCATTGCTACTGCTTCTCCCGCATCCTCTAATAAAGGTATAAGTGAAGTTACTTCATCAGCAGGGATAGAAAAACCAGATTTAGTAGGATACCACTGGCCTGTATCTCCGTCCATAGAGTACTCTCTAATATGGAGATACAGTTTATCTCTAAATTCATTAGTTGTTACTTTCACAGCATTTCCATTAGGCTTGTGAAAAGCTGTACCAAAATCAATATTCATATTCATAAAGTAATAACTTTCTCATCATACACAAAAGATTTAAACCATTGCGTAACAGGATATGCTCTAAATATATGTACTAGAGCATATCTAGTTTTATCTGTAGATTTGTTATCCATACCGTGCTGTACAAAGTCTGGATCAAATATAATTGTTTCTCCCTGCTCAAGATTATAAGTATATTCTTTATCTTTGTATATAAACTTATATACAAAATTACTATCGGCAGTAAGAGCAGTAATGCTTCTAATCATATACTTATCTGGCGGGGTATCAAACCAATTGTTTTCATCTACGTGTAACGGTATAATATTACCAGGAGCCTGTTTATGTATTCTAACTCTAGTACTACAAAACTGAAAATAATCTACTAATTTTTTAACATCATTTAGCTGCTCGTATAATTTAGTATACTTATATTCTTCGGGATTTTCAAACGGATCTAATCCATTACCTCTATAAAAATCAAAAACACTTCCAGTACCACTTTTAACAGCAATGGCATCACAGTTTCCCGCTAAATCTTGATCTATATGAGGTTGAAACTTTAACTTGTCTAACCATTCGTTAGAGAAAGAAAGTTTAGTCTTTGCTCTCAACAGCATTCGGATCCATCATTCTAGTTATTTTTTTCATACCAGCTTTAATTAATGGTATTTTTTTATCTTTATTAGATTTCCATCTAGCTACTGTAGCGTCAGTCAACCCAATATCATAGCCATTTACTATACAAAAGTTTCTTAATTCATCTTCATTAACAAATAGTTTTAATTTATCTTCGTGCATCAATATATTCCTTTATTCTCGTACCCTCGACAGGTTTATCTAAGTAATCTTTGCCAAGAATCCATAAGTTTTCGTTTCTATCTGATAGCTGTTTTAACCACTCATTATAACAAATTTTAACACCGTGTAAACCTCTAACGTATTGAGCCCCTACAGTATGAAAAGCGTTACTCCACCATATTACAGATTCTCCTTCAGTACTAACGTTTTTAGTTAGTTTTTCTGGCGTCTCACATATATCTAAGTGAATAAATTTATGTTTTAAATTTTTATATCTGTCCCAGTGGTCTTTAATTATTTTTTCTGACCCCCACCAGTTAATTTCTCGTTCCCATAACTGCTCATACGTTTGATGCTCTGTCTCTACACCGCCTGTTTCATTTATTTGATACTTAGCTTTAGCCCATCTTAAAAATGCTGGATAGTCTTCGCCATCCCAATTATTTAGTAACATCTTTTTAAAAGCTAAAGCCTGTTTACTATAGTCATAAAAAGTAACTTTTGTATCATCTTCAAAACCATAAGTGTTTAATATCATATTTGGTTTAAAACTAGCAGCTACAGCATATAAATGTTTTATAGGTTTTTTTATATTTACATACTTTAAATCTGCATAAGTTTCGGTATTCCAGAAAAATACGCAAGTAGGTGCATAATTGACTATGTTATTTATCCAGCTAAGTTGAGTTTCTAAGTCTGCAGCACTAGTAGTAGGATATACATATTGCTTAGACTCTCTTATTTTAGGGTGAAAGTTATACACTGTTAATCCGTTTTCTAAACTTTTATTTACAAAATTCCAGCCGTCTACTAAGGGAGTGCATACTTGAGTCTCTTCTGTAGGTTTTAAAGTAACAGGAGTATAGTCATCGTGTATATTAGATATGTGTCTTTCTGCCTTTGCTACGATTTCGTTTTTAGATGCTTTTTTATTTCCAAAAACAGGTTTATCAAAATCTTTATAATACTTAAGATTAACTAGCATACACTGTTTATGTAATCCGTAATAGCCTTGTCCTTCAGGACTCTGACTATTTTCTGTTTGTTTATCTAATATATGTCCTGATACAAAAAAATTCATATCTTTTATATACTTTTCTATATGTTTAAAGAATAAAGCATCTTTTATTATATGACCTACCGACTGTACTACACAATAGTCTACTCCATGTGTTAAAGCCTCATCTAATACCTCATTTACCGACTGCTTAACTATGACAGGGCCAAAATATTTAAATCTTGTAAAAAACTCTGTTATTTCTTTTAACTTTTCATGCTGAGTCATATTATTATTCATAGCTCTATCATCATAGATGCCTACAACATAATTTTTATTTATTCCCATTTTTCTCATAGCTTGTTTCTACTAACTTTTTAAATTCTTTATTAGGTTTACCGTGTACTATCATATGATACCTATCGTCATTACTATCATTAAATACTGCATGAGTATTACCTACATCTAATAGAAATGCTGTACCTTTATTAAAAGGTACATAACCTTTATGGTCTTTCATTTTAAATTTACAACCTTCTGGGTTATTTAAGGCTATATTAATAGGAGAAAGTTTATTTTCAAATGCATCTTGATGCGGTGTTATAAAACCTTGTGGATCTAATAGCATAAATCTTACCCTGTAATAGGTATCAAAAGGAAATACTTGTTTGAAAAAATTTGTAGTTATTGGACATAGATCAGCTATCTCAGTCCATATATAAGGCGTATCTTGATTAGATTTATATCCATATTGCTCATAATGATTAGTTTTTTCAGAAGATACCCCATGTATACATAAGCTTCTCCAACCTTTATGTCTATAAGCACCTTGATCTTGATCTCTATGAGCTACAAATAGATGTTTAATAGCTTGGGCTTCTGCTAACATACCTTCATGATCAAAATCTAAAGCAAGTTTTAACCAAGGTAAGTTACTTTTATTTACTATCCAATTGTAGTCTATCATGGAATAAGTAACTTTTCGTTGTAAGCAAAACTTGTACCGCATCCGCAACTAGCTTTAGCTCCGGGATTAGTTACAGTAAAAGCGGTTGTCAACCCTGTTACTTTAATATCTATACTAGCCCCTGCTACGAATTGTAAGCTTTGTTTATCTACAAAAGCTAAAGGATTGTTACTTATGTTAATTTCATTATCTGTTATAGAAGAAGTGTCTACTACCTCAAAAGAGTAATTAAAACCACTACAACCTCCTCCATTTACTGAAAACATGAAGGCAGATTCTTCTGTCATGTTATTAACTATATATTCTTTAGCTTTTTTAGTTAACGTAGGTAATTTACCTATCATTTCTTGATTAATAATAGGGGGATTTCCGTGAAAATCCTCCAATATTTTGTATTCTAAAGCACCTTGTTCTTTTTGATCAGGTAAGCTATCAAAAAAATCATCTAAGTCTTTTAGGTAGTCTTCCGTTGATTTCATTAAATACTCCAATATAGTTATCTACTACTGTAGACCAGTTTGTAAGGGTGCTTATACTTTTAACTTTTTCATACATAGCATCTTTTTCATGACTATGATATACGTATTTAAGAGCTTTGTCAAGTTCCTCTGCTCTCGGCTCTTGTATAAAAGTATGAGTGCTCATTAAAGTAGCTGCATCACCAGGTTTCATAGCAAATATAGAAGGATCTGTTATATTTATTGCTTTTCCTTGTGTAGGTAGCTTTATGCCTATATCATTAGGTATAAAATCATCTGTAGGTCCGTTAGCAGAAATAATAGGTATACACCCACAAGCTACGGCTTCCTGTACATGCATACCAAAACCTTCAGCTCTGTAAGGATGTACTAGTACATTACTAGCTTTATATACATCTGACATTTCTTTTTCTGTCAAATCATCATCAATATATATAACTTCAGCACATCCTGTTTTATATTGCATATTAATAATTTCTTGTAATAGATTATTTTTACCATAGATTCTAGGATTATCTTTAACAATTAATTTAGCATTATCGTATTTTTTAAAAGAATTAGCCCATACATTGAGTAAAATATCTAATCCTTTTCTCCACTGAGAGTTGCCTACATATACAAAATTAAACTTAGACTTATCAACACCTAAATGCTCTACAGAATCTCCAGTTTCATTATTAAATAACGAGTCATTATATCCGTTAGGTACGACGAAACCGTCTAAAGGATTTAAACCGCCCTTACCAAAAACCTCACTTACGTAGTTACTAGGTACTATCAGAGCATCCGCAAAAGTTTCAAACTTATACTGCCATTCAAAAGGAGCTTTTGGATACTCCCATGGCTGTATATATACAATTTTAGTTTTATCACTTACAGGCCAGTTCCATATAGGTGGGTACGTGTGTCTAACCTGAATATCAGGACTATCATTCTCAACTCCCTCTATATTTTTAAGAGTTTTAATATGCTCCTTATCAACACCGTATGACGGGTCATAAGCATCTAAAGGTACTATAGATACCTCTTGGCCTTTCTTAACTAGCTCCAGTACAATATTTCTATTTACTATACTTAGAGAATGATTATCGTAGAACTTACCAACAAATTCTATTTTCATTATAATACTCCATATTGTTGATAATAAGATTCTAATTGCTCTAGAGGTAAAGCATATAGCTTTGGCCACTGTGCCTGTCCTAATCCTGATGTTTTAAAGTTTTCAAGTTCTTTATAATTATCAAGGGTGACTTTATCCCAAATATTATAAAAAGGATCATTTTCTACTAGGTCAGAATGACCTATATTATGTATTTTTTCATGCAAGTCTTCTTTAGATCTACACAAACTCCAATGAATAGCTATCAAAGGAGATATAACTCTGTTATGGCCTGTAGCACTTTTATCTGTCCATCTAGCGTAAGTAAAAGTACTATTTTTATGAGTAACTACTCCTTGATTTTCTCCATAAAATGGAGAGTCATCTTTGTTTGCTATTACTAATATAGTATCATCAATTATTTTATAAGGAGTAGCCCATGTCATACAAATATCTATTTTATCAGCATACTTCTCTACTAAGGGACAATAGTTATAGAAAAAATCTTTAGCATTTACTAAGTACTCATCAGCATCAAAACTGAATACCCAATCATTATTACACTCTGCTTTTAAAAAATTACGTTCGTAGTTGTCATTTTCTATAGCTATGGCAGATTGATGAAAATTATCTTCTATAATTGATATTTTGTTATCAACGTCAATCTCTGAAAGTTCTGAAAATAACTTTTCTTCATTAAATGTAAAAGAGTTATTGCTCCAACTAACTCTATCTATGTCAAGTCCTAGTATAATCTCATCAACATAATCATAATAACTAGATATGCTATTAGGTAAGTAACCAGCATCGTAACTTATTAAACTAATTACACTCTTCTTAAGCATCTTTTACCACGATCTTTGCTGGAGTTTTAGGTGTAGCAACTACTTTTACTGTTTTTTTCTTAATACCATAAATAGATACACCAGAATAGTAATGATTAGCATTACTAGTACCACTATTAGTTCTTTTTTCTTGCCAAGTAATATCTAGTTTATCTGCATGCCTTAGTAGCGCAGCTTCTAAATCTCTAGCATGTTCAGGATTAGAATATTGAGAAAACATAAGCACTGCTTCTGTATTCATAGCTTTTAGGGTTTTGTTAAAAAAGTCATCGTATAAAGATGTGTTAACAGGTACTACATCAAAAAATACTACATCAAACTTTTTTTGTTTATCCCAGTCTATATCTTCAAAACTACTTTCTATAATCTCTATGTTATCTAAAGTAACTCCATTATCTCCTGTAGTATATCTAGCTAAGTTAGCTTCCATTTGACTTTTCATATTACTATGAATAAAACCTTCTGGAGCCCACTTATCAGGCTCTCTTTCGTCGTATTTAAAGTTGTCTACACCTACTACACGTGTAGTATCGTTTCCGTAGGCAGCTGCTAAAGCTGTTGACCCTCTATAAATACCTATTTCTAGGTATGATATATCTTTAACAGCACATACATTGTTTATTAAGCAGCGCAGTCTTTCTGAACTTAATCCGAATAGTTCACGCTCTCTCTCTGTTAATTTTGACTGTCCATTGTCAGCTAGTTTTAGTGCTGCTTGAACCCATTCTTTTGTGATTTTTCCCATAATTTATCCTTTATTTAATAATTTTTCTAGCAAGATATCTACTAACATAAAAGGTATGTATAGTAAGATTACGATTATACCTACTATAATACACGCTATTACTGTTATAGCTATTGTTAACACACTTAATACTACCCAAACAAGTAAAAACGCTGTTAATATAGGCTTTGATTTCTTATAGTTATATTTTCCAAGAGTATTTGCTAAATCTTCTTTACTTACATACATCTTATCCACTATTTATCTCCGTGTCCAGCGTTTTATAAAATTTTGAGTTTGCCCATTTCGTCTGCAGCCTAGCTAGGTTTCTAGACTCCATAGCTACTTTACTATTATCTATTTGTTTAATTCGCTTATTATCTCTTGACTCGTGATGCATAAGTCTTACAGGTAGTTGGTATATTTTTTTACCTTTTTCTCGTGCAGTAAGGCAGTAATCGACGTCTCTGTTGTAAGTCCACTCATACTCTGGGGAGAAATTTCCAACGGTATCGATGAAAGTTCGTCTAATATAACAGCCTCCAAAGGTAGTCCATGCAACTTCTCTGACTGAGTTATACTGACCTGTATCACTTTCCAATTCTTGTTTAAAAAGAGTTTTATTCTCAATAATGAGACCACTTCCGTAATGGTCGGGAGTGCCGTTGGTAAATTTTCCACCTGCAGATTGTATAAGAAAGTTATCTTGTACATCTTTTGCCGGGTATAATAACAAGCAACCAAACATCCCTGCTTCTGGGTATTTTTCGACATATTCTAAAACCTCTTCAAACCAGTTATCATGGTGCGGAGTCATATCTGCATGTAAAATAAATATATCTTCATTAGGAAACTTATTCCACATTTTTTGAAACATTAAATCTGAGCCAATACCTGCATCATCTCTTTCGTAGTATATATCATATTCCCAAAAAAGTTGTTTATGCTCAGTTATTTCTTGTTCACTTACATATGGGGTTATTATTTTAACCATTATTTTATAATCCCTAATACTGCTTGAATTTCTAGTTTTTTATGCTCTCTACCCATTCTATATGCTTTTAGAAATAAATTTACAGTTTTCATATCCGTGGCTAGTAGCTCTCCTGCTACTTTAATAAAGGGATTACCTACTTCTATAGATATTTCTACTCCATAAGTATTACCAGTGATTCCGTTAATTTTCATACGTTACTTTCTTTAGATTAGCTTATCTGTCCACGTTTTAGGGGTTTTATCGGTAATCAACTCTAGTGGTAAATGGTATTCAAAATCTCTTACTCTAGGCTTTATCCATTCAACCATTTCTTTAATAGTTTGATCTGCTGATATAGCTGCTTTATAATTAAACTCGGCACTTATTTTAGCACTAGAGCAATACGCATTTTTTACTTCATTTGGTCTATCTGGAAAGTGTTGTAAGGCAGGATAGACCTCTGCGTGATGTCCAATTCTATAAGCAAGTTGCTTTATACTGATCTCATTATCATCAGGACCAATATTATATACTTGCTGTCCAATATCCTTGGCACTATTCATTATCTGTTCTACAGCTTTTATACAATCTAATACATTAGAGAATGAACGTTTTTGTTCGCCATCTCCGTATACAATGATAGATTTACCCTGACATACTCGATTTATCATTATACCTACAACATTACGAAATGGATCAAAATATCTTTGACCGACACCGATAACATTATGTGGTACTACAGTTACATAATGTAACCCATGTATATCAGATAACAACTTTAAATGTTCTTCTGCTTGTACTTTAGCTAACCCATATGGATCAACGGGCTTAGTAGGCATATCTTCAGTAAAAGGAGGTACTTGATCACCATATCTAGCCATAGAACTACAGTTTATAAATAATCTTACCTTGCAGTGAAGTGCTGCCATAGCTACCGCTAAGGTACCAGATACTATGCTTGTTGCTGTAATTGTAGGAGAAAATACGCTTAACCCTTCGTAAGGTAGTGACGCAGTATGAAAAACAGTATCTGCTCCTTCCATATGTTCTTTTAAAAGTTCTATGTCTAAGATATCACCTTTAATATATATAGCTTTTTCTGGTACATTAGAGTCAATGCCTCCTATACCATTATCTATTCCTACAACCTCATAACCTCCTTGATTAATTAGGTATCTAGCAAAACTACTACCAAGTAATCCCGCAATTCCTGTAATAAATACTTTAGTCATTACCAAACAAATCTTTCTTTAAAATAGTTAACAAGTTTGACTATTTCTATATCAAACTCTTTTTTAGGCTCCCAGCCTAGTTTTCTGAGCGGTTCACAAGATATTGCATACCTTATATCTTGTCCTTCTCTACTATGCCGAATATCTATATGATCGGAGTAGTCAGGAATATCTATATTAACTCTACCCATAAAATATGTATTTATTATTTTGTGTACAGTATCTATATTTGCTTGTTCAAACTCAGATGATATGTTGTATATACGATTACGAACACCTTTTTCATATATTGTTATAAGCGCTTCACAAGTATCATCAACATGTGTCCATGTTCTAATAGGTTTTCCGTTGTCATGTAGTTTTATTTTTTTATCTCTAGATAATCGTTTAACCGCTAACGGAATTAATTTTTCAGGATACTGAAAAGGTCCATAGTTATTAGAAGGTCTAGCTATTATATATTCTAAGCCGTGAGTTCTAGCCCAGCTTTTAATTAGTAGGTCAGCACTAGCTTTTGTAGCTGCATAAGGATTACTAGGGTTAAGCTCAGAAGATTCATCAAATATTGCTTCTAATGTATCTCCATACACTTCATCTGTAGACATATGAAAAAATAAAGGTTTATCACTTTTTATTACTATTCTACTATCTACTATTGATAGTAGATTTCTTACTCCATCTATGTTTGATTGTATAAAGTTATAGCAATCAACATTACCGTTATCAACATCACTTTCTGCAGCTAAGTTAAAAATAACATCGCATTCTGGCAGCCATGTTAACTTAGTTATATCTTTGTGTATAAATTCAAATTTTTTATAGCCGTGAGCTAGTTTATATACTTCTTTGGAATTAGCTACATATGTTAATTTATCAATACCATACACATACCAACCACTACTGAGTAATTTTTCAGTTAAATTTATACCTATAAAACTAGCACAGCCTGTTACTACTGCAATTTTTCTACTCATCTACTATTCCCATACAAGTAATTCTATCATAAACATAAGTAGAATTACTTAATCCCCTTAAAGGATGGTAGTATTTTCTAGCATCATACTCTTTATAATTATCTATAGACGTAACATTTTCATGTATAAAAGGTAAACAGTTAGGAAAGAATATATCTTCTTCATCAGCGTGATGCGTGAATACTATACCTTCTAAATTTCTATGTTCATACCTAGCACGATAGTACCTATCTGTAAAATCTAAAGCTAATTGTTCCATATTATTATCAAAGCTGTCCCACCATTGTAAAACACCTGCAGCGGCTAATTCACTCATTTTAAAGTTACCACCGCGCTCATTAAATGCGTTATCTATAATACCAAAGTTTATAGCAGTTCGTACTGCTTGCTCATATTCCTTGTCTATAACTACTAAACCTCCTTCACCAAATCCTATGGGCTTAGTATGATGAAGAGATATAAAAGACGCATTACCAATATTACAGCTATTAGTACCTTTCCAAAAAGAAAAAGGAGTGGCTGCATTATCTAAAATAAGTTTTTTATCTAGATTAGTAGTATGTTCTTGTATATATGTTAAGTTTTGTAAATGACCAAAACAGTTAGTAATTATTACCATATTAGAATAGTTTTGTACCATATCATCTAATACGTTACATTGTAAACTATTATCTAAGTCTGCTATAATAGCGCCTTCAGCTGCTCCTTGAGAATTGCAAGGAAAAGTAAAGTCTTGTGTAGATACTCTATAGTTAATACTGTCATGTCTGCTAATAGCGTAGACTATAGCATTTAATGCTGACGAGCCACTAGATGTAGCTATTACTGCCTTACTATCATCAATTCTTAAATTTGTTTTAGCCCGCTGCTCAAGTTGCTGAACAGCAGCGCCATAATTAGTAAATTGATTGCTTTGTATTGCAGATTCTAGATAGTAATTAAATCTATCTAAATTAAATGATTTTTTTAATATAAAATTAGTCATTGGTTCCACTCGAAGTTATACCTTATAATAGCAATATTAAATTGCTTATACAAGCCCTTTTAATAAGGCAGTTGTTATACGATTATAGATTCATATACAGTTGACCAATCGATATAGGGAGTTATGCAGTTATCTTGTAAATGAGTAGCTTGTCCTGGTACTGGGCATACTGCTCCGGCTTGTATAAAGGCTTTCCAGGTCCAGCTATCATCTGCAAAAACACCGGCTCTTAGTATTTCAAATTTAAATCTAGACCATGTTTTTCCTAATGCAGCTATACTAAGAGTAGCACTAGGAATAGTTCTAAGATGTCCTGCAGGACCTGCATGTAGCTCACACTTACGGCTATTGTCTATAGTATATCTATCTGGATAGTCATATGGCGCATAAAAACCATTAAATCCATTATCAAAGGTTTTTCTCATATTTATTATAGCATTTTCAGTATGTAAGTAATCATCTTCAACTGCATAAATTAATTCATCTGGATTATTCTCTGCTAATGCGACCATAGTTTCTGTTAGATCTGGACACGCATTAACAATTACAGGGTGGTATTTAGGGTACGGGTGATTAGCCCTAACTTCCGTCAACGGAGTTACCTTACATATACTAAACTGAGCTATAGTATTATTTCTCAACCAATCAAGTGTTTCTTCTGTTGTCCTATCATCAATGATAATAATTCTGTCTTGAGCAGTTAGCCCATTCTGAATAGATTTATAACACTTACGTAATATCTCTAATTTATACTTACCGTTCCAGCGAGGTTTATTCTCTGTGCCGTCACCCATTGATCCTGCTGATAAGTTAGCTTCACAGCTTCTAAATAGTATAATCACGGTTTTTTCCTTATAATTCCTGATTGAAAAAATTCTTTGTCATCCATATTATCAAATACACACTCACCTGCGCTAACAGTATTGCTGTCACCTATAGTTACTTTAGGAGTTATAGTTACGTTAGCTCCTAAAAAGTTGTTATTTCCTATAGTTACATTACCCATTAATCCACAATAAGGACTAAGAACATTATTATTTCCCATAACATTATCGTGATGTACAGATGAATAACAGTTAAAATGGTTAAAATTACCTATTACAGCATTAGCGTTTACCATACTAAAACATAAAAATACATTGCCTATGCCTACTTGTGCGGATAAAGATATATGTGCATTAGCTGCGATAGCATTAGGCCAATATTTAATATTTATTTCATAATATTTAAAAAAATGTTCTGTAAATGCTTTACGCCATATTTTATTAGCTGTTCCTAGTAGGAAAGATGCGTCTCTGGGATAGGTAAAAGGGGCCACTCCTTCGTCACCAATAAGAAAGGCTTTATCATCCTTTAAGATAATAAAGCCTCCAAAGTTATTGATTACGTTTCTAAGAAATATCTGTTCAAATACTTCTTGAGCGTGACCGCCATTACCTAATATATATGTTTTTTTCATTATAAAATCTCTTATATTAGATGGTTAGTTATATCTGCTAGAATGAAAAGCTCAACTTAGCTGATGGTGATAGGTCTTCTGCATTTAGATCATAGTTAGCACCTGCAGTAAAGTCTGCTCCACCAACGGCAATACTATACTCACCCCCTAAGTTCTGGGTAGTATCATCTTCGTCGCCATTTAGATAAGCAGTTAATCCGCCTACGGTAGCTAACGTTTCAAAAGCAAAGAATTTTGCGTCTATATCATATGTAGTTGCACCGCCTAATGATAGGCTACCCATCTCGATTTTAGAAACTTCTGCACCTAGTACAGTATTTTTGCTAGCACGGTTATAATCAACTGCTGTTTTGACACCTACACCAACTACTTCTAAATCATAAGCGCCTTGAATGTTACTGATATCAGATAAGTCTGTACCCCAAGAAGTCCAACCCATAGCAACTGTAGCACCCATTGCCGATACGGATACGGATTCTGTCATAGCAGGAGTAGCAAGAGTATTATAAGCAGTTTTTTCTGCTGTTGGCATAATACCGTTATCATCACCAATTGCTACGTTTACGCCAGCTACATCAGTACCTACTGTCCAGTTTTTTAAAGTTAAAGCATTGCCATCTGTAGCAGTAAAATCTAAATCTACTAATGCTGCTTCGCCTGCGTCTACATTAACTTCTGCTAACATAGAGGCTCCATAGTTGTTTCCTGCAGTTTCTGCAAAACTTATAGTTACTTCTCCTGATACAGGGGATTGTGGTGCAGCAGGAGTTCCGTCTGCATAAGCTGTGGTAGATAGTAAAATTCCCACAACTGATAAAATTGAGTGTTTCATTGTATTTCCTTTAGTATTATGAATTACGACTTTTCTGTTGCTAGGTTAGTCGCCAACCCCCTGTGTTTATGCAGCTAGTGCATAACCAGATGGTGCAAAGTTATTGTTTGCATTTAGTAATGTTGATCTATACGCGATCATCCGGTTAACTCCACTTCCTTACACCGTCAGTCGATCCTATTTCAGCCCCATCAAAAGCACATCAACTTCAACCCTTTCGAGGTTTGTGTCTCTGCAAAAACACCTTATTGCAGTAAGGCGTAATGTGCTTGTGGTGGAGCTGCTGGGTACCGCCCCCAGGTCCTGTCCGATTTCACGTTGTTTCAACGTTAACAATTCATAATACAGTAGTTTAAACTACCTGTAAATATATAAGTTTTTTTCTTAAGTTAATGTTGCAAAAATACAACTATTTAACTTCATAGTCTTTATAAATAGTTGCTTTCATCTATAATTAACTCCTTTACTGGTTGGTCTACCGTATTGAAATTAAATACTCTAAAATTATCAGCTTCTAGATCCCACACTAATTTCATACCGTTAGGATATTTTTGTTCAGATCCAGCACCTAGAACTTTCGTTTCTAGAAAAGTTTTAGGTAAATCTTGTAAATGAGCAAATACCATATCTCTCATTTCACCATTTTTCTTTTTAAAAGAGCCTTTATAAGCTTTCATAGATAATTTCCTTATGTTACTTAATAAGTATAAGGGTAATTACTACTACTTAGCAAGCTTGTTTTTAACTAGCGCTGCTGCAAATATAGCTCTTAATTCAATCCAATCGTCATTGGAGAATCTAAAGTGCTCATCTTTGTCTTGTGTTTTAAAAAATAATTTGTGATGCTTTCTTAGTTTTTTATACCACCAAATACCTGAACCACCAGTAAAGCTAACTTCTTTACTAGTTGGGTTAAAAAGTTTGGCAGCGTCGTCTAAGCTAATTACATAGTTTTGTACATAGTTTTCTGTTATACGAAAGCCTATATGAGCGTGCCTAGTATCAACGTTTATTTGTATTTTGAATTTGTCTTGGAACATTTTTCTTATTATTTCTGTTTGGAGTATTTTTAGAACGTCTGCTTCTTAACATTTCTCGTTCTTTACGCTCACGATTTTTTTCAATAAGAATTTGTTTTTTAGCCCAGCGTTTTTTGCCTGCTTTTACTGCTAGCCTTTTTTCTTCGCCTTTAGACACAAAAAACTGACGAGAACGAAGTATTTTAGCATCGCCCTCTTCTAGCATCTTTTTCTTTAGAATACGCAATGCCTTGTTTACATCATTCTGTCTTACATAAATTTTCATGTTTTGTATAATAATCTTCTATAGTTGAAATATAGTTCTTATACTTAAAGTCTATATTAAAGGTATTT